CGATAATGCAGATCGTCCTGGTTCGCAACATTGCGCTTGATCACCGCCAACGATGCCTGGTTGGCCAATGTTCTAAAATCGCCGCCGCTGCTCATGCTGCGCGTCCAGAAATTGCCGCCCTTATCGGACAGGCCGCCCGCGAACTGGTCTGTGCCCGTCTTGTCCAGTTGATGCCAAAACGTCGTATTGAAATCCCGGAACGTCATGTTCAGCTGATGACCCAGGCTGGTGATCATGTCGCCGAAGCCGGTCGTAAAATCTATGGTATTTTGCTTGTTGCCGCCGTCTTCGGTGCCGCTTTTTCCGATCGCTATCTTGCCTTTGCTGTAGCGGCCCTTTGTCCATTCGGTCGGCTGGGGGATTTTCTCGCCCATCAAAAATGTGCCGAGCAGGTCGCCGAGCGGACCGAAGGCCTGGCCGAGCATGTGACCGATCAGGGACGGCTTGCGGCCGGGGAACAGCTTTGCGCCGAAGTTCATCACCATGTTTTTCAATGGTGCGATCAGCTTAAACAGCGGAAAGAAGTTGCCGACCATGTCGGTGACGGTGTTTTCCAGTCCGACTACGGTTTTCAGCGAGCCGTTCTGCTGGTTTCCTTTCCAGTTTATGTCGCCCGCGCCGGGGATCAACTTGGCCAGCGAGCCGAGAGCTGCCCAGCCATAACCGCCGCCATTGGCGCTGGTCATGCTGAAACCGCCAGAGTTTCCCCTCGAGAAAATATTGCCTAATAGCGTATTGTCCGGAGCCTTCGGTCCTGAAAATTGCGGATTTGCCGAAACACCTGGAATCGTGCTGGAGTCGGTGCCGCCGAACAAACGCTTAAACCAATCCGATATACCGCCAAATAAATTTCCAACTCCTATGCCGCCTGTATCGCCACTGGTGAAGGCTTTATTTATCACTCCCTGGAAATTTTGCGCCATGATCTGCCCCAATGTTTTGGTCATGGTCTGCTTGATATTGTCGAAGAAATCGGAAAAGCTTTTGGTTGCATCGCCATTGAGCAAATTATCGAACATCTGAGCCATCGAATCTTGAATATTCTCGGCTGCCCGCTTGAACGCGGCTTCCATGAAATCGGCAGACTTCGTACTGCCGTCGTCGACGATATTATTCAACGTCTTCTCAGCATCAGCGCGTTGTTTTACGTAGTCACCGACCTGTTTCGGGTCGAGATCAGGGTTTTGATCGATAGTGTCCCTTAAATCTTTTTCTAATTGGATTCGCTCGCGAATTGCATCGTTGCTGAGCCCCTGTATTTTCAATTCTTGCGCCAGATTCGCCAGGCGCTGCGCTTCGGCTGCGTCGTCGTGCAGTTTGTCCAGCGCGTTGGCCTGGTTGACCAGCTCGTCCCACATATCGCTGCGGCGCTGATCGGCGTCCAGCTCGGCCCACTTGATTTCCAGGGCCGACTTGATCGCCGCGGCTTCGGCGCCCTTGGCCTTGGCCAGCGCTTGCGTCAGCTCTATGGCCCGCTGCCGCTGTTTGTCGGACAGACCGATCAGGGCGGTTTCCTGCTTGATCTGCTCGATCGTCTTGGCGATTTCTTCGCGCCTTTTGGCTTCCGCTTTGGCCGCTTTTTCCGCTGCTTTGTCAGCGCCGCCAAGCCCCCCTGCCAACGAGGTGCCCGAGCCGGTTTTGCGCGTCTCCTCGACAACAGCCTTAGCACCCTGTTTAGCGCCCTCGCGGAGCTTATTCGCAATAGTATTTTCCAGATAGCTGCCGAAGCCCTCAGCGCCGATCTTGAAATCTTCAACCAATAGCCCGACATAATCGGTTTGGGTTATTTCGGCCAGCGACTGTTTGATGCGACCTGTAGTGTTCGAAAGGTTTTGTTGATTGCGCGCATCGGCAGCCGCCAAGGCGGCAGTCAGATTGCTGATACCAAGCTCACCAGAGAAAGCGCTGCGAACGTCATCACCGGCCGCCTTGGCAATACTGACGATGTTTTGGAGCTTGGTAGAGACTGTATTAACCAGATAATCGAACTCGGCACCGACAACGCTGGCGACGCCGACAAAACCGCGAATCAACACATTGACCGCATCTTTCGCAAACTCGGCAATCGCCTGTCCTGCGGCGTCCAATGTGGCGCCGATCGACACCCAGGTTTGATCATTAATGCCGACCAAACTAAGCAAGCCATTTCCCAATTCGCTCAGCTTGCCCCCGATGGCTGTTGCCGCATGACCGACCGCATCTTTCGCCGCTCCCCACGCCGCTTCAATGACACCGCCTACGGTCGTTTGTACGCCGCCGAATTCGATGGCATTGTCCTTAACCTGCAGGAATTTAACCCCCAGAAAAGTCAGCCCGACAACTGTCGCACCGATCGGCCCGCCAACCAAAGCAAACAAGCCGCGACCCAATACGCCAAGCCCGGTAACAAGCCCGCCCAGCGCAGAGCCGGCACCTGCAATGCGAGCAGCGATGATGGCCGTTCCGGCGGCAAATAAGGTGAGCGGATTGGCGATCAGCGCTAAGGCGCCGCCAAGCCCTGAAAAAGCAGCCGCCGCGGCGCCGACGCCAATGATGAGCCGGCCGAGGACGCCGCTCGCCAGTGAACTAAAGGCCGTGCCCAGACCGGCGACGCCCGCGGTAATGGCGGCGAAGACGCCGCTGCTTGCTGCCAGCCCGATCAAGCTGCGCAATCCCGCAATAGCAGGACCTATTGCAGGCGCAATCAAGCCCACGCCTGTTGCCACCAAGCGGAACGCGCCCGCCAACGGCAACATAACCGCCGAAATTTGCGCAAATGTGGTCGCATTGGGAAACCGTTCGGCAAAATCAGCAATCCCCGCCGCCAAATCGCGCATTCGATCGGCCGCAAAACTGACGACCGGCAAAAATACCTGCCCGATATTGACCGACAACACGCTGAATGAATTGCGCATGCGTTGCAATGCCGCAGAGACGGTTTTCTCGCGCTCTTCGAACGTGCGCGACAAGCTGCCGGAAAAGACGGATTCATCCTGCGCCAAACCGGCGATACGCCGGTATTCGTTGAGCGAGCTGATCAGCTGGTTGATGACGACCGCATCCTGGCTTTTACCGAATAACTGGGTAATGATGCCGGAGCGCGAGCGGCTATCGAGTTTCTCCAGTGTCTTCAGGAAGCCTTCAAGGGCTTCCTTGGGATGCTTGTCGATGTCTTGCGCGAGCTTGCGGGCGTCAAGACCGATCGCGGCCAGCGCTTCCTTGAAATCTTTCGACTGCAGATCGGCATTGCGCAGCGAGGTCAGCATGTTTTCGAGCGCGGTGGCCGCGACTTCCGGCGGCTTGCCGAGAGAAAGGATTGCCGCCGACAGTCCGAGCGTTTCGCTGCGCAGCAGGCCGAATTGCTGCGCCGTGTCGCCGACGCGCGTGATCAGGTTAAGCAGTTCGCGTTCGCTGGTGTTGGAGTTATCGGCCACGGTATTGATCTGGTCGCCGAAGCGCTCCAGATCGGATAGCGATAACTGGTAAATATTGCGCAGCGTGCCCAGCGCCTGGCCGGCCTCTTCGGGCAATAACCCAAAACCTACCGAGACCTTCGAGACCAATTCGGTAAACGCGGTCAATTCGCGAATGGGCAGCCCGAGCTGGCCGCCTTGCGCGGCGATTTGGGCCAAGCCTTCGAGCGGCACGGAAATATTGGTCGAGAGCGTTTTTAAGTCGGACGACAGTTTTTTCAGCTCTTCGCGCGAGCCTTCCACGACTTTGCGTACATCGCCAAAGGCCGATTCGAACGAGATGGCCTTGGCCGTTTGCAGCCCGACTACGGCCGCCGTGGCGGCAAAGCCGAGCAGACCACCGCGCAGCCCTTCGACATCTTGCTTGAGCCCGGTAATGTTACCGACGACGTTGACTGCGGTCTTCCCGACATTTTGCATTGCATCAGCCGCATCGCGCGCCGATTGCGTCAGGCCGCGCATCGACTTCGACTGTGTGTCGGTTTGCTGCGCACTCTCGCGCGCGGATTGGCCTTGGGATTGCGTGGCGCGCGACAGCTTGTCGAGATCGCTGGTCAAAATACGCAACTGACCATCGACATCTTTGCCATCGATTTTGATCTTGATGCCTAAAGTAATATCGTTCGCCATTGCCTATTTCAGTTTGCCGTTGATGACCGCCAGGGCGGCCTGCTCCATGATCTGTATTGCCGTGAATAACTCGTTATGCCGCTTTTTCGGATGCGCTAGGTCGAGCACCGTTTTAACGCCGGGATAATCCAGCCCGAAAGCGCCGCCCATCGGGCCGTAGCGCCACTGGGTAGCACAGCGGCAAAACAGCTCGACCGCATCCCAGTTATCGGGATCGACCGGAAAGTCCGGATCTTCCTCGTCTTGTTCCGGCAAGCGGATGCCGAGCAGTTCCGCATCGGCCGCCAGTTGCTTGCCGTCGTCTTTGCCGCCGCGCGCCCAGTGCTCGGCGGCGGCGATCAGTTTTTTGTTTGATAGCCGCCGTTCGCCGATTCGATAAATGCCGCGGCGATTACACGATGAATAGACGGCACGCCGTTCAGCAATTTGCGCAGGTTGTCGCGATTGAAGGCGGTGTCGCCTTCGATTTCAACGTCTTTCCAACCGTCGACGAATTTCATCAGGTAATCCAGATCGGCCTCGATCACTTCGGCGCCGGTACGCTGATCGGCTGCTTCATCGTGAAGATTCATGTCGATCATTTCTTCGCGATCCACGCGCTTGAAGATCAGCGTGATCGTGTGTCCTTGTTTGCGGCCTTTTTCGTCAATGACGGTAAATTTGACGGGCCATTCGTAGATTTTGGAAATATTCAGCTTGAAAGCCATTTTCTATCCTTACAGGAAAGGCCGGGAGGCCCGGCCTTGGGTTGTTATGACGGATTACTTGCAGCAGATGCGGATTTCGTCGTTGCCGGCCGCGCCGCTCGGGATGAATGCGAGCTGGGCGTCCATCATCGCGACGCCGTCGCTGTCCGAGTATTTCGGCTGCATCAGCTGCACCTTGGGGGCGGTCACGCCGATGATATTGCCGGCAGTCTGGCCGTGCTTGACCGCAAACACGCCGGTCGTCGCATTTTTCGCCAGCGACCACCAATCCTTCGTTGCCACCGTCGTTGCTTCGATCGACACGTTGCCGGTCGGTTTGCGGTCGGTGATCAACACCGATTCGGCGCCGACCAATTGGCGATAAACGACCTGGTTGGCGATGTCGAAATTCAGCGTTTGCAGTACCGCGCCGTTGTAGCCGAGCAGGTTCAGGTCGGTGGTGTTAGCAGTCGATACCGTGGCTGGCGTCTGCCAGCCACTGAAATCGACGGTCGGCAGTACGATGTCGGCGATGGTGCCGAGCAAGCCGGTAAACGTCCACTTGATGACAGGGATCTGCTTGGCCGACAGGTCGAACGAGAAGGTGCCGCGACCGCCGAGCAGGATGTGGCGCACGCCGTCTACATTGAAATAGAACGTCGCCGAGGTGCTCGCGACGGCGGTGCCGAAGTTGCTGTTCGGCGTGTACATCACGTTGGCGCCGATGCTATACGCGCTGGTTGCATCAGGCCCCGTTGACCATGCCTTGGCGATGGTGGCGACTTTCGACGTCCCGTTGTAGCTGATGATTTCGCCGGCCTGGCCGTTGCCGGTGCCGCCGGTGATCGACACGGTCATGCCTGTGTAAAAATCATCCACCGACGATGCGCCGGCCGCCAGCTTGATCGTGGTCGTGGTGCCGCCTGCTTGCGCGGTGCCGGTGA